TCCCGCCAAATCCACAAAGCCAACAGAAGTTTCAGTTTCGGAAAGCTGAATCATGCCATCATACAGAGCTTGATACTGTTCTTCCGTTGCGTCCGTCGTTTTTCGCACACCTGCAAACGCGCTTTCATAATCCGTCGCGGCTCCGTACATCTTTTTTCCAACCATAAGAAGGGGGACGGTAAAAGCAAGCGTCATTTTCTGACCGACCGCGCTGATTTTTTCGCCAGCCGTTTCACAATTCCTAATGAATGTGTCCCACGAAAAACTGTTCGCGTTCGTTTGGCTTGTGGACAGACCGCCGTCCAAAGATTCCAGCGAAGTCTTTACACCGTTGATGTTGGTCTGAATCGTGCTTAGCTTGCTTGAAATGTCATCAACCAAGGAAATTGTACTGCTGATGGTTGCCAACGCTTACCCCCCTTTCTTCAAGGATTTAATCTTCTTGCGTTCTTTCTCGTCTGCTTCAATTTTCAAATCAATACAGGCGATAATGAACGCCTTTTCTTGTTTATCCATACTGACGAATTGAGAAGGAAGAATGTGTAGCTTGTGCAATGCGTAATACGCATAATTCGCTTCAGCATCCCCTTCTTCTATCAGTTTTTTGCTTCGTCACGCTCGGCTTCCATTTCCTTATCGAACCCGGAATATTCCCGGATGAAATTGGAAAGGTCGATGAACTCAGAAGGATTGTCAACCATTTCCTTCAGAAGGGCTTCAGGAGTTTTCACGCCGTAGGAATCCTGAAGCGCAGCGTCATACAGATTGGGGAAGACAATAGCCGCCACCATCTGCTTGACCATATAGGCGTTGGTGTCGATCTTCTGCCGGAAAAGACCCTTCCTGCCCTCCACGGGAACTTCCTTGGTGCATTCCTCACGAATGCGTTCATCTTCAACGGTGGTCAGCGGCTTGATTTCCCACTGAATAGGCTTTCCGTTTTCATCCACAAAGGACTTGGAAGCAGGATAGAAGGTGTTGGCACGTTCCTTCTTGTTCTTTTTCAGAAAAACAGACAGATTGGACATTTCAAAAACCTACCTTTCAAATTGAACTGAAATGAAAACACCCCCTATGTTTCAAGGGGGTGTTGAATTGGGCCAGCTTACTTCATGCCATCCAGAAGGGTGAAAGTTTCGGGCATGGTGAAATCCTCGAAGGTGCCGTCAATGTCTTCATCAAGGTATTCACCGTCAGCGTCAAACTTTGCGAGAATGCCACCGTTGATGTTACAGTCGATGAAAACCACGGTCTGACGGCCAGCCGCAGAAGTGGGATCTTCGTTGGTGATCTGAATTTCAAAATACACGTCTTCGCCCGTGTTCTTGTAGCGAAGAAACAGTTCCCGGAAGATGGACTGATTATAGTGAGCGGTTGCGCTGAAGGTTCCCTTCCAACCAGCGGACTTGTTGCCTTCACCCGTCTTGCCCAGAATCGGAACGTTCAGCTTGTTCTTCTCGAATTTCGCCTCGAAGTTAATCATCTGCATGAAGTTGTAGCGATTCCCTTCGATGGTGACAAAGCATTCGGCCAGCTTCGCGGATACGGCATCCTTGCCGCGCATGATGATATTATTCAGCATAATTCTTCACATCCTTTCCATTACCCGACCACGCAGGTCATATAAAGCTGTGCCATAGCGTTGACCACGGTGATAGCATTCTGCACAACCACGGAACGCTTGTTGCTGCCCTGCTCAACCACAATGGCGTTTTCATCAAAGTTTTCAATCGCCCCAATGCGGGCCAACTCCTGATGATGCTTCACAATGTCCGTCCACAGGGATACACGGCCCGCCGCATTGTTGGGAATCCTGCCCAAATACTTAGTATTGAACAGGTTGGCGATATCGTTGGCGATAGTGTCAATGACACGGATGGTCTGATTCTCCTTGAACAGATCATTCTTGTTGGCATCCGTATTGACAAGGCTGTTCACGTCACAGAGAACACGGGCATCTTGTCCAACACGGTGAAGGGTGAACTTGCCCGCATCAATACAGGCTTCAAGCTGTGCCTGCGTATACTTCAGATCAACGGTGTATTCACCGTTATAGACCACGTTCAAAGCGGATTCATTGATAGGCGTACCCGCCACAATGCCCGTTACCCAATACACAAGAGAAGCGGGGTTTTCGCCCTCGTCAGTGACAACGTTTTCCACGTTGACAACGCCTTCATGGTCAGCCGCATTGCGGAAAAGCACGGCCTGAAACTTGATACCCATTTCGTCACGCATGCGCTTCACGAAATTAGCGTAAAGGTCGTTGACCTTCACCGCGCCCTGTTCCCGCTCGTCGGAAACCGCTCCAATTGCGTTGAAGGAATAGGTTTCAATCAGATCAATGAAGGTCTGATGATTGCCAGCCGTCACAGTAGCGGAAACACCGCCGGTCATGGGCACGCCAGCGTTCGCGGCAAGAGTTCCCGACTTGTCAAAGACACAATAGTCATTGGGAACCAGTTCCGCATAAGTGGAAACCGTTTGAACGTCAACAATGTTTCCGTCAAAGATGGTTTTCACGTCGAACTTCTTGCTATCGTCAGCGTTGACAATGACAGCCGTGGTAATCGCGTTGCCGCGAACGCCCGCATGCTTCGCGGTTGCAAAGGTATTGGAAGCCTTGCCTTCCGTGGCGCTGTTCAGCTTGTAGCAATGCAGGGTGTGAATGTTCTGAAACAGGTCACGCAGACCCTTCAGCTTGTTGTGACCATATTCATAGCCGAACAGCTTCATACTGTTCTTCTCGAAGTCTGCCTTGGTCACGGTGAAAACTTCGCCGTCAAGGCCCCAATCCAGCGCCAGACCAAACGCAGCAATGCCACGGTCAGACACGTTGGATGTTGCCATATTCAGCGAAACAAAGTTGATATAGCTGCCGGGAAGTTTCTTGTTCTGCGCAGTAAAAATACCGCCGCCAAGCGCCATATTACTTCACTTCTCCCTTCATATAATCGTTCAGAATCGTGTTGATTTCGGTATCGGTATAGCTTTTGCCGTCTTCAAGCAAAAACCCCAGCGCGTCACGCCGGGGCTGATATCGCTTGGAATGAAGAATCTGTTCTTTGGTATAGGCCAAAGGAACGGGCTTCATAGAAACAGCTTCCGGTTCAGATTTCTTTGTCATTTACGCTTCCCCTCACTTCTAAATCTTCCATATCGGTTTCATCGGCTGGAACTCGACGAACATAGAAATTGTAGTTCACATTGAACACCACAACGCCGTCCGAAACTTCAGCGTTCATGTTTGTGCCTCGCAGAAGATCGCCGTTGCAAGTGATATATTCAAGCGTTGAAAATAACTTTTCAATCACTTCATACTTTTCCGAATCTTCCGCATTGGGGGACGGAAAGTAATTCACGCACATGGGATTTTGCTTGAAGTATCGCGCACCCAATACCTGTTTTTGACGTGGTTGAAGAGGAAAAATGGAAAAGCAGGGTTCCGTCAAACCCTGCTTGTTCACATCCGTATAGATCGGATATTGTTCCCCGAATCCGGCATGAATCGCTTCAGACATCCCGTCAATGATTTCGTTCAGCATCAAAACACCTGCCTTAAATACGCATCCAGCAACGGTTGAAGAATTGTGGGCGCTGCTGCTCTCAACTGTTCTTCAGATGTTCGCAAGAAGAATTTGCCGTTCACCCAGCTTGCCTTCAAGCGCTTCCCAATCGCTGGAACATAGCGTCCCGGCGTTTGCCTGTGTCCATATTCCACATAGGACGCATATTTGACAGGGTTCGTGATGGTAATGGAATAGCCACCTCCCACACGCTGAACTGTCATTTTCGCGCTAAAAGAAGCGGCATCAGTGCCGCCAGTCCACCCCCGGCGTAAAGTTCCGCCATATACTTTACCAACAGGGGTTGCGGGAATAACCAGCGCAAGCAAGCGCCCAGCCATTGCCTTTGCCGCCGCTTCAAAGAATCGTTCTCGCTGCTGTCCGTTCAGCTTTTCGATCTTTTTGGCAAACTCTTTCAGTTCGCGGCAATCAACTTTTACGCCCATTTATCAAACAGTTCCAGCAAGATTTCCTGATGATTGGTAAACACGGCGGGGGAACCGCTATGCGTATAATCAACCGTTTTCCCGTTATGGGTCACGGTAATCTTGCTACCGGGTGGAATTTCTTTGTCAGGGGCAACAAATAGCTTCACCACCTGCTTCAGCGGGGAAGCAGCTCCTTCAGGCGTTACAGGGGCGTTAGCTGACGTGAAATTATCATAGAAGGATAGCTTACACGGCACATCTTCCATCACAACTTCTTCCCTGAATCCTGTGCTTTGATTGGGTCTTTTATATGGCACTCTGATGGTCACTTTGCAGCGGTCTTTCCATAGACGGGTTAATACATCTGTCACCATTTCAAGCGCCTATATGACACGAATTGACCACGCCCGGACAGAAGAAACGCGATAAACGATTCAAACCGCTGTTCCGGGGTTAGTCCGTTATCGGTTGCCCAGACAATATTCGTGTCTCCTTCCTGAAGCTGCTTGACAACAGCTTCAAAATTCAGTGCGAAACCTTCAAGACCGCCCATGTTTTTCTTTGCCATCAGAAATTCAGCCACAATCAAGCCCATTGCACAGAGATTCAGGCCAGCGGGAACGCTGGACACGTTGCAAGCATTCTTGATTTCCTGTTCAACTTTTTGCGCCATGAAGCCCAACAGAACGGAATCGCCGCTTTGCAACGTGTAGCCCAGCGCGGACAGCAGATCAAGCACCCCTTGAAGAAAGAGCGCGTCAAAGCCTGATACCTTTTGAACATTTTGGGTGAACTTTTCAGATTCAGTCATTTTCCGCGCCCCCTTCAATTAGCCCTTCGTCAGAATGCGGGCAATGGGAATGGCCTTGTGGTTGATATAGGAACGGTCGGCCTCGTTGGTTTCACCGGAATGAACCAGCGTCCAGTTCAAGCCGTTCTGAAGCTCTTCAGAAGTCGGGGAATTTGTGGCCTGGTTCTTCTTCTCGTAGCTGATACCAAACGGGGCAAAACACTTGCGTTGACGGGTGTACAAGGTATCCTGACCGCCGTTCGTCTTGGGATCGCGGGCCATTTCAAAGGGAACCTTTGCGCCGATGTTCTCATAGAAGATAGCCCCATTGCCCAGAACATAGGTGGTATATACGGGGGCTTCGCCGGAAGTGTCAACGGGCATGCTATCATCAATGATAACCACCTTACCGTTCCAAGTGGCAATGGTAAGGTCACGGGTCACACCATCCTTGTCGGTATATTTCAGATATTCCAGAAGGTGCAGGTTTTCAAGGTTGGTGGAAACGTCGGAGTGCATGAAGACCAGCGTGAACTTCTTCTTGTTCGCGCCGCAAGCCTTGTTGCAAGCCGTGTTCAGCGTGGTTGCGGTCATCAGACCGTCGCCCGTAGTGAAAATATCGTGGGTGTGAGCGGTCACGAACTCCACATTCTTGGTGCCGGTCATGGCGAAAATGCCCGTCAGAATATCAAGAATGGTATCCTGATCGACACCCTCAAGATATTCGGCAACCTGCTTGGCGACATTCTCCATGAAATCAACGCCCCCGGTGATATCATAGGAGAAATCACGCTCGAGCCAAGCCTTTGCACGACCGATAACCACAACGCCCTGTTCATAGGTCTTCGTGGAAGTCGCTTCAATGTCGGTCTGACCGTCGTAGTTCACCACATCACCGTCAAGCAGTCCGCGCATAGCAATACGCGCGTAGCCGGTGCCGTTCTGGTTGGAAAATACATCCTTGATATCCGGGTTGCCCGTCAGAGCGCGGGACTTGCGCAGTTCGTTCATTTTCAGGTTCGGGATTCGCCCGACCATATACTTGAACGCTTGCGGGTTAAAAGACTTTGCGTCAAATTTGCTGTTCGGCATTCAAAATCATCCTTTCTTACAGTGTAGCATCCGGGTTTTCATTCAGATAGGCGCACAGCTCATCATAGGTCATCTTGGACGTGTCAACGCCCTTATCCCCATCTTCCGGGCCATGCTCGCCGGTCTTCGCGCCCTTGAAATTGGGCTTGGTGACGGAATCGAACATGAACTTGGAATCATCAGCCTTCGTCAGCGCGGAAATCTGCTCACGCAGACCCTTGACCTTGCCATCCTCCCCAAGTTCAGCCTTTTCCAGATCAAGCAGGGCTTTGACCGCCTTGTGATTCTTCGCTTTGGCTTCCGTCAGCGCGGCTTCCACATCAGCGTCAACGCGCACTTTCATCAGTTCGGCGGCATGGGCTTTGTCTTTAGCCTTGTTATCAGCCTGAAGGGTTGCAATCTGCTTTTTCAGATCGTCCACGCTGCCAGCGGCTTTCAGCCCTTCAATCTGCGTATCCCGTTCCTTGACCTGATCTTCAGCGGCCTTTTTGGCCGTATTCACTTCATCGAAGCGCGCTTTGGGGACATAGCCTTTCAGCTCTTCGGCAGATGCAGCGGCAACCTTTTCGGCAATGGCTTCATCCACGCCCAGCTTCACCAATTCATCTTTCTTCATGTTCAGCATCCTTTCTTCAAACACATTTGTTGCCCGGTTCAGTCCGGTATCGTTTGCCCGCTGTGCGCCAGCGGAAAGCGGCAATATATAAACCCTTTATATGGGGCTTATCAGAGGAACGGCACATGATTCCCCCTTTCGATTGCCAAAGGATTGATTATATAAAAATCAATCAACTTCGCACCTGTCAAAAACGAAGCTGCAAAAGAGAGGGACAACGGGAAGGAGGAAACCCGCCTGTTCTTATAGAACGTGCCTGACAATGGGCAAAAGAAAACCACCCTGCTGGTTTGGCGGGTGGTCAATCAACATCAATACCCGAATCCTCGGAATTGTGCTCTTTCATCCATTCGTTAAATTCGTCCACAATTTCCTTTGGCGCGCCGGGCTTCAGGTGCCAATTATCCGTTTCGGGCACAAACCATTCACTTTGAAAGAATTTGGGCATCATGTCATTTCACCTTCACTTTCTTCATAAACTCGTCAAGCTGCTTTCCCATCTCCACGGCAACGCGCCGGGGGGATGGAGAGTACATCAGTTCAGCAAAGCATTCAGCAAACCATTCACGATTGTTGTTTGTCGCATATCCGCTAACTTCTTTATATGTATCAGAAACCTTCAGGCCGCAAGCCCTCATAACCTTTGGGCGCATTTCAGCCGAAACATCTTTTACATCATAAGAGAAGCGGCTTTTAGGCCCAGCAAGGCCCATATTGGTCAAAGTACCGTCCACGGCATGACCGATTTCATGCACAACGATAGAACGCCAATCGGTGTTTGCCGGATGGAATCCCCCTGAAACATCGTTTGCATAATGAGATTCCAATATCTGATGATCTCTGAAGTATCGGCTGTTGATTTCGATTTTGCCGCCGCCTCTTGTGTAGCATTGCGCGTATGTTCCGGGGGTGAGCTGCTTACAAACAATCGCGTCAAACCGCCCCTTCATAGCGGGGTAACGATTGAACACATTTTCATAGGCAAGGGCCACTTCCTGCGCCGCTTCCAGATCACACCCAGAAAGGGAAACACGCTGGTTTTCATCGGTCATGCCCACCCGGAACCAGCCCTGTTCACGCATGTACTTTTCAACTTCCGCAACCGTGGTACAAGCCCGAACCCCTTTCAGTATAGCACCACCGGAAGCAGGGGTCAAACTTTCCTTGCTTCCACCGTCCACAAAGGTCTGTTTCCAGTCCTTATAGGTCATTTCGCGGGGTACATAATAGGTTTTGCCGTTTTCCGGGTCACGCGCGGCACGTTGCCCAATGCCCTTCAAGTCATCATAATGAGGCGCGGTACAGCTTCGACACCACGGATGCAGCGGGGGAACCGTAACCCCCGGCTGATAGTCCTTCATGTCGAAGACCTGCCCATCCATTTCCCGGCAGGTATCGGAAGTTTTGTCATCTAACGTGGCGATGAACTGAAACTTTTCAACCCCAAGGGTGTTATAGCAGTTTTCTTGGGAAACAGCTTGAAAATAGGCGCTTTCCGTATAGATAAGCCTTGCGGCCTGACTTTGGGAAACGCTCATCTTTGCCGCAATAACGCCGACCGATTCAGCCGGGGATTTCCCCAACATCAGGTTTTGCGTCAACTGCTTTTGAAGCTCATTGATTAGAGCGGTTTTGTTCGCCCAGATTCGGTCTGAAAAGTTCTTTCCGTCAGGTGTCCACGGCTTTTGAATAATGGTCAGCAGCGCCTTTTGATTGACCCCGGCAATATCCCATCCAACGCCCACACCGCGCTGAATTTCAAACGCACTGTGATAGTAGGTATCAAGATAGGTTTGCTTCATCAGGGCATCCATACGGTCAAGCTGCCCGCCATAAAGCACTTCAACGGTGTTTTGAATTTCAAGCTGAACCGCCTGAAGACGGGTGACATGAAAACGGGCAGAAGCGTTTTCAAGCTGCTTCTGCCAATTCGCGGAAATGCCGTTTTCCTTCCCGTGCTTGATGTATTCATCCACCGTCCACCGAAATTCCTTCAGTTCACGGGTGTTCAGCATCCGGCGCGCTTCCTGCATGGTGACTTGATTATTCGTAGCAAAGCGCTGATACCAGCGGGAAAGATCGCCTTCAATTTGCCGCTGTGCGCTCATGTACGCCTTTTCAATATCAGAAAAGGTTTCTTGTGCGGCCCTGTGCTGTGCCTGTTCAATTTGGCTGAACCGCTCCACCCAATAAGCGTTACTTCTTGGGGTCATTGGGTTCACCCGCCTTGTTCACAGAGCGGACAGGAGAAAAGGCCCCTTCATACATCGCTTGATTCAGCTCTTCCTTCACCTGTTCGCGCTTGCGTTCAAGTTCGTCCCGCACATCATCCACCCAAGGATGATTAGCAATCAAGGTTTCATCGGAAAGAATACCAACGGACTTTCCAATGTTTTCAATGACTTCACCTTCGTTGATAAGGATGTCCCTATTGAAAATCACTTCAACGTCTTCGCCTTCAAAATCCCCAACGCCGGTATTGGCTAAATGACAGCAGCAGAACCAAAGCAATTCTTCAAAGCCCGCTTGAAACTCGGTTTCCATGTCATTTGCATCAAGATCAATGTCGGAATACATGGATTGAATGTTCATCTGGTTTGGCTGACCCGCCATTCTGTCATCTTTGGCATCAAAGCCCATAGCGTTTTCGATGATTGCCTTTTTGAACAGTTCCAGAATCACTTTGTAATTTTCAGCATTCACTTCGATTTCAAGCGTTCGCAGATCGCCCGCCGCGCCGTCAACGGTTTTCACCTTAACCGCCCCGTATTGGGCAAGATTTCGCCGGAACTCGCCTAGATTTTCACCGTCATAATTCACCAGAATCAAAATGGTGTTTCTGGAATCCTCCTCCATGTTGTTCTGGAAGTTGGAAAGAATCGCGTTCAGGCCATCTTGCAGGGACTTCACGCACCGAATCAGCGGGGTTTCGTCTGCGTCCCTCCTGAAGGGAATCAGGGGAATCTTCGACCAATTGAGCGGGTGAACGCCGTCCGTGAAATAGCTTTGGTGAAACGGCTCTTCCGGCACAAGGGAATTGCCATCAAGAACAAAGTAATGAATCCCGGATTCGTCGAAAACCTCCACCTTTTCAACAAGGCGTTCGGTTTCGCCCTCATAGGAAATCATGGCATATAGCCGGATAGCGTATTCAAGAATGGTATGGTCAGCATCCCGCCAGCCGGGAATCACTTCATACCCCCTGAACTTCTTGAACACGAATTGTCCGTTTTCGTCATAGGTGGGGAACAACCAGCATATCCCTTCATTCAGCGCCGTCTTCCCAACGTTCTTCATCAGGCGCATGAACCGCTTATTGAACAGATTCTTCAGCGCATCCATATAAGCGGTATTCTTGCTCTGGAAGGCGATGGGTTGCCCAAGAAGATAGTTGGTCTTCTGAATAACCATCTTTTTATACTGATTGTCCACAATGCGATTGTTCGGAAGGTTCTTGACTTCAACCAATTCGCCACCTTCGCCAATCACCGTGCGTTTGCGGAAAAGAATGTCATGCTTGCCGCTGAAATAGCGTTCGCCGTCAAGCATTTCTTTTCTGCGCCGGGACTGTTTGAAGCGACTGATTTCCCGTTCAATAAACTGTTTATCCGTCATAACCTCTTTCCGACCGCGCGCAAGATGGGACAAGATTCCATCTTGAAAGTTGAACATCACGTTCACCCCCTTTCAAATATGACGTAATGAATAAAGCCCCTTGATTTACAAGGGATTTCAGGCGATTTTGTCACTAACCCGTTACGATTAACTGAAGCTGAACGTTTCGCCCTTGATGAAGTCTTCCAGCGCATAGCGCATAGCATCCATTAGATGATTGAAGTCATCCACGGGGATATTCAGCCGTTTTCCCGTCTTGGGGTCGGTTTCCCATGTGTAATTGCTGATTTCGATAAGGAAATTCACGCAGCGAGGATGAACAATGATTTGATAATCCTGAAGATAATCAAGGCCGTTGTTCACGCTATCCTTGCCCTTACGCGCTGCCCGAATGCTGGAAATGCCCAGATCACGCAAACGGTCAATCGACTTTGGTTCCGCGCAATCCGCGCGGATTCTTTCCTTGCTATACCCCAACTTTGTGATTTCGGCATATATCGCTTCATTGCTCATGCCGTACTTGTACATTTCATCGAAGACCCACAGCGTTTTTGCTACAGGGTCAACCAGTCCACAAAACAGCGCTGAAGGGTCATTGGTATAACCGAAGTCAAGGCCAAATGCAGACTTGACAGAGGAAAGCCCCCGAATTTTATCAATATCAAAGGCTTCTTCGCGCCAATTCTCGAAGATCAAGCCTTCCGCAATACCCCAATTTCCAAGGCCCGCCACCTGATACCGGCGCGGGTTCTGCTGCTTCATGCGCTCGAACAAGCGCCTATCCGCATCGTCCAACCATTCATTACACAGGTAATTCGTGGTCATGGCAAGTATATCATGGCTTTGGGGCGCGTCGAAGAAGCGCTTTTTCATCCAATGGTGCTGATTCCACGGGTTGAACGTCAGCGTGATTTGCTTGAACAGACCGTTCGGAACTTCGCCACGAATGGATTCATCTAGCATATCAAAATCAGCTTCGTTCATGATTTCATATGCTTCTTCAATCCACATCCAGCACAGGCAACCTACTTCAACGGTGATGGACGTGACCTTCAGAGGGTCATCCAAGCCGCGAAAATAGATCTTCTGACCGGTTGGCTTATAGGTCATTTCAAGCGGGCTTTCTTTGAACTCCCAGAACGCATCAACACCCAAACGGTGAATAGCCCATTTGAGTTCCGTATAACAGGAATCCTTCAGGGTTCTAAAGGTCTTTCTGACCACCAGAAGATTAGATTCCGGGTATTCCATGATTCGGGTGATGAAGTTCAACGCCGTCGTTTTGCTCTTCTTGCTTGCGCGGCTTCCCTTACAAACCCGGTATCTGCCTTTGAACCGCCAGAATGTACCGTATCCCTTGCCGACGATATCAGGCAGGAACACGCGATTCTTTTTCACAGAGCATCAGCCGCTTCAAAGGCTTTCATCAGCTTGGGGAACTGACGGGCAATCCAATCCACCACCGTTTCTTCCTGCCCGAACTTGGGATGCTGCCAATCAAAAGCAAGGCCGGATTCAAACATAAAGGCATGGACGATTTCATGACGAAGATTGACCTTGATTGCGGCTTTCGGGTCTACAAGATCACTGCCCAGCGAATAATCATCAATGACAATCTTTTTGACCGATTCATCACAATATCCGTCGCAGTCCTTCAGCAAGGAATCAGCGTGTTCATTGGTAAATTCAATTGTGTACGGCGTTCCCAATACATCAATCTTCAAGTTCGTCACCCCCAGAAATCACAACGGGAATATTCCCTTCAATGCTCGTATCCGTTCGCGTGGTATAGCCGTAATTAGACATCCACAAACCCGCAAGCTGTGAAGGAATCATCTGAAGTTCAAACTTCTTTCGCGCGTCGATCTCGCATTCTTCCTTCATGCGCGTAACGGTGTCCGCATACGGTTCACGGTCAGCATACGTTTCATAAAACTGCGCCCTTGATATTTTCGCGTACACACAAAAGCCTTCGATGGTATAGGTGATAGAGCGCCGCAGCTCCTTTGAAACAAATTCGCTGTTTTTTGCACTGAAGTCATGGGTCAGCACCATTTGATTATCGCAATCATATTTGTATGCTTCCCACGCTTCTTCAAGCTGCTTGACGCTTTTGAACCTTCTTGGTCTGCCCATGCTTTCACCCCTCGCCTTTTTTTTTGATAACGCAAAGAAGCGCTATATGTCAGTATTCATCAAATGAACACCGCATATAGCGCTTCTTTCTTCATTGCGCGCAGTTTAATCATAAAAGATACCGCGCATGAAATACAAGGAAAAAAGGTGAAATTGTATGCAATCATGGCAAGAAAATTTAGTTCGGGAGATTGAAATTCTTCAGGGCTTCCCGATGTATCTGGTACACCCGGCGC